GCTGGTTTCTCTTTCCCAGGAAAGAAGAAAGGTGAGGTATTTGATCAAGGCTTTGATATTTCAAGGTATATGATCCACATGCTGCGTGATAAACGCCGTGTTTACGTACCCCCAGTGAAGTTAGCCTTCCGAGGACACCTATCCGAACTCGAAGACCGAAAGGTTCGATCTGTTTGGAATTACCCCATGGAGGTTACCATTATGGAAAACATTTGGGCCAAGGTGTATTATGAGTTTTTAGAACAAAACGTACCCGCAGTCTTTTTTGGACAGGGATCGTTCAATCGTTTATGGCAGAGACTGACCGAAGCAACAAGAAAACGTGAAATAACGTTTGATTGGTCTAAGTTTGACAAAACTGTTCCTAATCATATAATTGATTTTGCATTTGATATTATTCATTTGTGTTTTTGATAGATCCTACAAAAATTGGGTCGATAAGGACGGTGAAGTACATCATTACCCAGCAAAAGATTACACCCCGGTGTTTGAATTTGTGCGTGAGTACTTTAAGAAAACAAGGATTATGTTGCCTGACGGTACGATATTGAGGAAAATGCATGGTATCCCTAGTGGATCTATGTTTACTCAAGCGATAGGATGTATTGCAAATTACGTGATGATAACTTCATTATGTTTGTATTTCGATATCCCTATTGTTGATTTGTGCGTACTCGGCGATGATTCGCATTTTCGTGTAGACGAGAGTGTTAAAATCCCAGTATCAGATATTGCTCATGTTGCCAAACTTTATTTTGGCATGATTCTTTCTCCCGAGAAAGTAAACATTTACCCTGAATCTGGTGTTCGAAAGTTCCTTGGTTACACCTTTAATGGTACCAAGCCTATTAGACCCATGATTGAGTGGTTCCGAAGGGTTTTATACCCAGAAAGAGCTGTTCAAAATTTAGGTGTATCTGCTTCTCGAGTGTTAGGACTATTATTAATTGGAGGTGTGAATGACGAGGTCTATTGTGACTTTTGTCTTTATTACTTTCGTGTATACCCACAAGTAGCTGGTCGCGCATATTACGCGTCAAGTGAAATATCGAGGGCAATGCGATATGTCTTCCACCATTCATTTAAAATGGTCAGAATTCCCCACATGAACGAGCTGAAATGGATTAATCTCCCAAATCATTTGAGTCTCGATCTCCCGGTCACTGGTTAAGCACCATC